GTGGCCACTGGCAGGCTGCAGGTGGTCCGAGGGCGTTTGTGTTCCGTTCCGTTGATGGTGGAGCGAACTTCGTAATGGGTACCAACACACTCGCGGATGCGATATGGGTCTCATCACGAGCGGATGTATTCAGACCATACGCAAGTGGAGATTTATACGCTACAATACAGAATTCACTTGCTAATGCTGCCATTCAAAAGTCAGGTGATAGTGGAGACAGTTGGGCTGACGTGACAGAGGCTGCGTACAGTGAAGTGGCGGGTCTAGCCAATGGTGGTGGGAAGACTGGCATCTACGGTTGGTATGGCAGTACGGGAGACGTCATCACTGTGATGGAACGAGACGCAGACAATGAGCATGTTGGAATGCGTTCTCCAGATGGTGGAGCCAATTGGAGTGAGATAGGGGACGCAGGTAACGATGAGGCTGCAGGAACTGGACTGTTCCAATGGATCCCTGGAGCGTTCAGTGGTGCCGTGGCCTGTGCGCCAACAACTTGGCAACCTGATGAAGAGGTACTGCTATGGACTGGACTGGCCCAAAGTAATGTAGCAGGTGCGGCTACGAACCGCAGGTTAGTGATTCGGATGGAGATTGAAACGGATACTGGGAACTGGACCTGGTGTAATGTATCACGTCAATGGTATGATAACATGGCCTTCGACTGGGACGGTGATACTGATCCTGAGTGGGTTGGGGGACGGAACGGTTCCAGCGCTCCAGGCTATTGTATGATGTTTGGACTACCGAGGATTGGAGTCGATGAGCAGACGGGGTGAGTTGATTCGGGCGAGACGAAGATATCATACGGGCTTGGAGACGCGTGAGCCTATTCCAGACCGATTCATTGCTCGAATGGGTAATGGGGAGGGCGTGGTTGAAGTTCCTGGAAAGGGGCCAACGACTGTATATGTCCGTGGTTGGGGACGTACAGCCGCTGCAGGGCGTGGTATCGTTGAGGTGCTGAACACTCGTGTTCCCAATCGTAACAACCTACATGTAGTTGTTGGCTATGATCCTGTACGTCCAGACACATTACAAGTCCTCGAAGTGTTTGAGGGTGGAATGTCGTCTGGTCTTGGAGCTTACCGTTATGTTCCTCACCACCATGAGGCGCATGAGTTCCGAAATATCATCGGTGGTGATGATGTCGTATGGATACAGTCACAGCAGTTTGTACGACTCCTGGCGTATCCCACAAGCCCAGAATCCATGCGGTTGAATGTCTACGAGGGATTCTACCCGTGGCTCACCACATCCAGGTGGTTCCCAGGAGGAGTAGCGAACCTTGCAGGACACGTACCAGCAGGCCCAGGCATGGCACGTTACACCCTCGTGTCGATTGATGGAGCAACAAACACATTACAATACACCGATGGTCCAGTATTCCCCTGGTTGATGCCTCCTGTTGATCCATCCCTAATGTTTGCAGTCACACCAGCTGGATGCGTTCCCATTGTACAAGTGGCGCTGGTGAATGGTACAACCTCACTCGGTTGGGATGAGCTATTTGATGTACGAGAGATCATCGGTTCATCTGGGGGCAGCGTAACTCCCGCTCCTCACTACCACACTTCAATGGCTGATGGGGGAGCACCATTAGCAGGCACAAGTATAGAGCTGGAGGAGATTCCAGTCGCCTCCTTTGATGACCTACAAGACTACATAAACACCACTCAGAGTGCAGGCAGACTCTCTGAGCTAGATGGATTGATGACGCCAAATGCTGCCGCCAATGGAACGTTGGATGTTTCCAATGGTAGGGGCTTTATAAAAGTAGTAGCATCAGAAACGGGACTGACAAAGTTCTTCAACTGGGATGCTGTGGCTGGAATGGCTCTAGTTGATCAGGATGCGAACTATGTATTTGTTGACTACAACGTAGCAACAGAAGCTGTTACAATTCAGTCAACGATTGATCGGACTACCATTGATGGACTAACTGAGTTCATACTCGGCCGGGTTTGGCGAGACGGTAACGATCTACATATTGCTCAATCGGGAACAGACCTCTTCAACCATGACTACTGGCATCATCAGAGATTGGTTGAGGTTCGTGGGTTTGAACGAGCCCGGGGTGGGAACATAACTGCTGGCACAATCGGTGCTGACTCACGGTACTTGATTTCTGATGCTGGTAGGTTCTATCATGGTGGTAACCTGATAATCACTGCAGGAAGGAACACCACGGCTGCAGACAGGTTCACTGCCTGGTATAATGATGGAGCTTGGCAGGATGTAATAAATCAGCAAGTAGTTGATAACACTCAATATAATGACTACGGAGTGGGACTGGCGCCCTTAACGGCCGCACTGCCCTTCGGCGTCCATTGGGTGTTTGTCCATTACGATGGTGATCTTCAAGTAGTATATGGCACTAGCAAGCTCAAGCTAGCAGATGCTGAGGCCGCTACGGTTCCATCCAACTTGCCAGAAGCAGTCAGTGAGTTCGCCACACTGGCTGCCAAGATCATCATCGAAAGGAATGGTTTAGTCTTTACAGCCATTGTTTCGGGCTATGACAGAGTGTTCCCCGTTAGCCAGGCAGTGGCTGTCGACCACGAGCATACGGCATCTGGCGACGGTGGTGCATACATTCGCCCTGTGCGGCTAGGGGTTGGGACTGCTGTAGCAGACCAAGATGGAGTGATCACGCTACCTGAAACTGCTGATCCAACCAACGCAGCCAATGAGGGTAGGATATACGTCAAGGATGATGGATCAGGTAACACCGAACTCTACTACATGGATGAGGCTGGCAACGTTGCCAAGTTGACGCCAGTAGGAGCTGTGCCTGCTCCAACTGCTGAAGGACAAGCATTGGTCTCTAATGCGGTGCCTGCGTGGATTGCAGACACGACACCACTTTGGTTGGGAGTACATACCCACGCAGACAATGTTATCTATGATGATGGTGTGGGTGATTCCCCCAGACTCCAATTCATTGGTGGGGGCAACGACGATACGATTGAAATGTATCTCGAAGACGGAGTCATGGCAGGTGACTCATTACTGATAATCAAGCTGTGTGATGCAGCAGGTGATTCAGGGGTTGTCATTCGAGATAGTAATGATGCCACGGTGTTGACTGTTGACTCTCACGGGAATGTAGTCCTAATAGACAATGCTGCTGTAGGCATCAGCGGAGGGGGCAGGTTTGTATTTGACTCAACGCCCGCTCCAGACCAGATCATAGTCACCGCTGCGGATTTGGACCTGCAAGGCAACAAATTCATTATTGACAACACCGACGATGATACCTATCTTGTATCACCAGCAGACGATCAGATTGATCTATACATTGCTGGTGCACTGGACTTCAGTTGGATGGCTAATGCGTTCACCGTGTTAGCTGGCAGTGATATCGTGATGGGAGATGCTTCTTCTATTGGCATTGGCCCTGCACTGGAACGCCTGGTCTTCGATGATGCTGGAAACCTCCAGGTATTGGGAGCAGACCTGGGCATCGGAAGATTACCTACAGCAACGCTCGATGTCTACGAGGCCGTAGCTGGTACTGTAATCAAAGCAGAATCAGCCGGCTCCAACCAAGTGCAATTGGGTTTGGTGTCCAGCCATAACTCAATAAACAACTCCTCGATGCAATTCTTCCTACAGAATAACACACCGGCTTCCATTCTATATGCTGGACTCTCAGTTGCTAACATAGTACGAGGAGCTGGGATTGAGACAGGTAGAATCGGGTTCACGGTACGGGTCGCCGGAGCTTGGGCCAACCGCATGGAGCTTAGTGCTGGTCTAAAAATCAATAACCTAGCTGGTGTAGGTGTTCGTAACGTCGTAGCAGATGCTCTTGGAAATCTATCAGCACCATAAAGGAGAAACAAATGAAGGACTTGAAACTGACCACCTGGGATCGGATTCAGTTGGTGCGCTGTATTCCCAATGAGGGCACCATTATGGACATCGCAAAGTATTTACGGCTTGTTGATGTCCTTGAACTCAACGAATCGGAGAGTGATGAGGTTGGCCTGCAGGAATTTTCCACGCAAGGCCCTATGGGAGTGATGAAGCGATTTGAATGGGACGACCAGGATCGTGAATTTGATCTGGCATTTGAGGATGCGGACTTCACGCTCTTACAGCGTTTGGCCAAGCAGTACCAAAACTGGCCCAGGTCTCACTTGACACTTGGCCTCAAAGCGAAACTTGAAGGAGCAGTTCAAGATGACTGAATCAGAACGTGGCTCCCCACGTAATCAGTATGAGCGTACCTATGTACTGCTTCCACCAGATGCTGATGCCTCTTGGGCACGTGCCATTGTGGATGCCATATGGAACAATAAACGCTACACTTTTGGCAGTAGCGCAGATGATGCAGGACTTGGTGACCTGGATGTAAGACGGGTGATCGCTGTTAATCCCCACCAATGGCCTGGCGACTTAACTGCTTTCTACGAAGAGTGGTATCCTGGAATCGAACTCATTGTGATTGAAGCCTTCACACCCAAGGAACTATACAACATTCTGGTGGATGATAAGCCTGAGCCTCCGCCTCCCAAGCCTCCACCCTCCACCTTCCCACTTCGGGGTGTCCATGACCGAGCAGGTGGAGACTGGCTCAGAGCCAACCAACTCCAAGGTTGGTGCCTACTGCCAGTCTACGTGGGGACCTCATGGCAAGACCTTAACCTGGATCCACTGGTTGATGCGGGAATCCGTTGTCTGGTCAATCTTCGCTTCAGCTATGCAGTAGATGATCATGGTGCAGGTACGATGCCAGGATTCAGTGAACTTGAAGCCTTTGCGCGGGCCTGTCTCGACACCATGGCTAGGAATCCTCGTGCCCATGCCTTCATCATCTGCAATGAGATGAATAACCCAAGGGAATGGCCAAGAGAGCGCCCAATCACTCCTACCTACTATCGGGACTTCTATCGGAGAATCTATCAAGACAAGCCATCTGGTGCACAGGTATGGCCCGGTTCCATCGACCCATTCAATGCAGGATGGGGAGACTGGAGGGTTGTCTGGCAGGAGGTTCTCGCATCCATCGAGTTGGATGGAATCGCCCTCCATGGCTACACTCATGGTCCCGATCCCCAATTGATTTGGCATGAGAAGAGATTCACCGATGCTCCTCTAACCGGAGTGTACTATGATCTACGGGTGGTTGAGACTCAACTCTCCATCATTCCCATCCAACATCGCACCAAGGAGATAGTAGTCACTGAAACCAATCATTACATCAGACGAGATGGATTAGTGGGATGGGAGGCTGACGCTGGTCTGTGGGTCAGTCAGGCCTACAGCTACTTCGCTACATTGGGAATTGATGGTGCTTGTCTCTTCCGCCATAACTATGACCAGTGGAACTATGGTCAGTACCCAATGATCTTGGAAGCCCTCACGACAAGCAGCAGAGCCACTTGAACCACCTAACAACATAGGTTAGAGCAAGGTTAGGGCAGGACTTAGGGAAAAAAAGCAGAAAAGGGAGGTACAACAAATGGGCACAACGAATGCCAAAGAAAGATTGATGGAGTTGTTCGCGGAGAGTGTGATCGTACAGTCACTGATTACGCTGATACTACTAGTCACCATCTGTGCATGGTACATGGTCCCACTGCTACGTGGTCAGGAAGTTACTGCAGTACCAAACCTCTTGGCTGCGCTGACTGGCACGGCCGTTGGCTACTGGTATAAGTCAAAGTCAGAGCTGCAACTCCGGCGAACAGTCCGAGAGCTTCAACGGTAGGACACCAGCACCATTCAGACTATCTACGTAGGCCGTACTAGCCTGGCCACGTAGATTGCAGTATGCCTGGAGCATCATTCCAAACTCAGCCAACTCATATCCACAACCACGGCGTATCAGCATGTCCGCAATCCTCCAGAGAGCACTCTTCGCACCAGCAATCCAGAGTCCAGTCCCACGGTCGTATGTACCCCCGAATGCATGACACAATAGATCGCCCTGTGCGATAGAGCAGGACATACGAATGCGTATGTATAGACGTCCACTCGGCTTATGCGTAACGTAATAAGCAGTACCACGTTCGAGAATCAGTTCTTCGATGACCATGCTTCCAATTCCCCCCAACTATTACCAACCTCCATGTCTGCCACCCATGGAATACCAGGCATCCACTCATCGCCAATCCGTTCCATAATCTCCTGTGTCTTCAATGCTACCACCTCAACTAGTCCATCTGGCACCTCTAGGATGATGGAGTCGTGGACTGTAATGAGTATATGAACGTCCTTGAATTTGGAATCCGCATGTAACCACTTCCAAGCCTCATAGGTGGCCATTATAGTCAGATCGGACGCCATGCCCTGGACAGGAGCATTACAGGCCGCCTTGCGGGCATCATCCTGGTTCTCTCGAACAATCAGTGGTACACGTCTCCTACGTCCGGTGAGAGTTTCCACATATCCCTGAGTGCGCATCAGCTCCCACTGCGCATTCTCGAACTTGACCAGCCCACCCAACTTGGAGTCCAAGATGGCAAGATACTCCTTGGCCTGGCCCATGGTACAGTTCAAAGTCTCAGCAATAGTGTACGCAGTGCCCAAGTACATCCTACCGAATACGCACTTTTTGATCTCCTTACGTATATCACTCTTACTCTTGGGTCCAATGGCAGTCGCCATTCTGTCCTCGGGCTTCATGGCGTAGTACCCTGGAAAGAATGCCTCGGACACCTCACCATGTATGTCCTTGCCCTCCCTGTAGCATTCCAATAAGAATGGATCCTGGGCCATCCAGGCCGCTGTACGCAGTTCAGCCTGGCCATAGTCTACCTGAATCATCTTACATTCATCTGGAACATTGAAGCATAGTTTGATCTCCCGTCCCCACTCCTTGCCCAGGGCCTTACCTGTACCCTTTCGTGGAATGGTTTGCAGTGCTGGATTCCGAACTGATATACGTCCAGTCTCTGTACCATAGGCCAAAATGTCTGGATGGACCCTCTGCTTCTGATCTATGGACGGTATCAGATTATCCACATATGAACTACGTAGTTTCTCCAGGCTTCTCCACTGTCCCAGTAATAGTAGCCATTCCATTGCGGGACAATCAAACTGATCATGTTCCCTATAGTGGCGCTCTATGGCCTGACGGACAGGCTTGGCTGTGGATCGTGGATTGAGCTTCCGAATCTTCTGTAGTGGCATGTGGAAGTAGTCATACATCACCTTCCCAACCTGTATCCACGAGTTGGGATTGAAGTCCGCACTCGCCTCACCAAGGTCCACCAGTTGTGCCTGTACCTGGGAAGTGAAGTCACGTAGCTGCCTGGACAAGTCGGTAATACGATCCCTATCAACCTGCATTCCGTAAAGTTCCATCTCAGCCCACATGGGCTGTAGGGCCATCATGGGATATAGGAACGGTTGTTCCCACAGTCCCCGCTCCTCCAACTCGGCTCTGACATCTCTCCAGAGACGGAGGGTGTAGGCCGTATCCAGGGCACCATACTTGTACAGCTGTGGCCGAGGTACTTTACGGTAGTCATCATTCTTACTACGCAGGTATATCTGTACCAAGTCCTGCTCATAGTCCGGTAGGCTGTATCGGTCAGCCAGTAGCTCCTTCAGGCCATGCATTCGATTCTCATCCAGAATGTAGTCACCTAGCAGTGAGTCATACTCAAAGCGGGCATTCCAGACACCCAGCTGGTAGTACAAGAACTTCACATCGAACTTCGCATTATGGCCCATAAACTTGATCCCACTCCATGGAGCAAATAGACGCAGTAAACACTCCCGTGTTATGGGAGAGTGAATGATGTCCTCAGATACCACTGCTCCAATATCCACATCCCAGGAGAACTGAAGACAAATGATTGGATCTGTACGATAGTTGATGTTAGCAGACTCAATGTCGAAGGAGACTGTATTGTCCAGTATGTCCCCTCGCTCTACCATTGCCAAGAGCATCTCAGTGAAGAGTAGCATGTGCTGGTCTGTTTCAAGAATGGTAACATCCACCTCTGGAAAGTCCCTATATGCTGGACCACCTGCCAATGGCTTCTGCAAGTCCCATGTTAACTCACTGACCCGCGTAGGCTGGCGTAGGACATAGGCTGGATGCCAGGTAGTCAATACACGATCATCCGAATGCCACAGCCCTCTGATCTTGGTAATCTCCTCATTTCCTACCAGGGCCAGTGAGGCACCACCACCCAGGGCACAGACAGGGATGTCCCTCTGAAGGTACGGCTCAAGTTCAGCCACCAGCCGGTCACGGCACAGTACGCAGGCTTCCTTCTTTGTGCTGCTCGTCTTGTACGTATCAGCATCAGCAGCCGTAGGAACGCACAGGGCGGCATTAGTGTAGTAGACATTACCAGAGTCTACGATTGTCCGATCCCCCTGGCGCAATGCTTTTTGTAGATCACTGGTAGTCGGGGTATCATAGCCAGTGCCCCGAAGCAGACTGCGTAATAGGTGTCCCGACTTGCCAATGAATGGAACACCCATTCGCATCTCAGTCATGCCAGGGGACTCACCCACCATTACGACTACGGCTTGACCAGGTGGTGCTCCGGCGCCAGGTACTAACTTACGGTCTCTGTAGGGACACTTGTCGCAGTTGACTGATTGGGTCTTGACCATTGGCGTAGATACCTCCCCATCTGCTCAATGTTCTTTTGTATGAGCATCCAGCATATATCGCCATCCAATTCCCAGTCCTCATTCTTCATTGTAATCTTGTTGGATGACATGCCCAGTAGGTGCCCATCCAGTGCCAGTGCTACAGGTAGTGTTGAATCCACACTCAGAATGGGCCCAGCATGTAGTATGCAGAGAAGCAGCTCAGTTATAGTAGTCCGAATACCCAGTAGGTGTATAGGTGGGCGAAGATTGTCCGGTAGGTGCATTAGTGCCCTACACCTGCCATTCGGCTCCATCTCATCCAGTATCCCAGGCACTCCAAGGATGAATGGCTTACTCAGCACTTCATGGCCCACCATGATCATGTGTTCTGCCTCTACCCACCAGCCACTCACAGACTCGCTCTGTGGGACAATAATCATCTGATCTGTATGCCTCTCCAGAATAGGCCCATGCACGCATAGAAGTTCCCTGGTCCCAGGCCCATCGCGCAGTAGGTCAGGACAGACTACATAGTTCGGCTGGGTCTTCTTGGCCACTTCCAGGAGCACATGTGTCTGTGGGCTGCCCGTTTCGATGACTCCATTGTCTAGCATGAGTATGGTCCCCTGCCTGTGCGCTAGGCAATGGAGGAGATTCTTGTCATCCGCAATCTGGTGAGCCTGGAGCATTACCCACCTCGGAAGCAGGATTGTATAGGCCGCACCAGGCATTACTGGAATGAATCTTGTAATCATTCCATCCTCCTCTGCCACATCATGTTGAGTGCTGCGAACATTCGAGCGTAGTTGAGGACATCTCCCAACTCCTCGTTGATGGCATCCCAATTGGCATCGGATGACTCTGGATCGTAGTCAACAAGCAGCTGAGTGATCCTATCCACTTTCTTTCGTAATTCATCGGCATACCCATACGGCCAAGTATGGCGATGCCAACTGGGTGATGTCTTGTCATACCTCTCACCCTTCTCGCTGAATATGGTATTGCAGGCTTTGGTGAAGGCAGCAATGTCCTGGTACCACTCCTCGACTAGCTTGGATATGACCTCATATTCTTCTGGAAACACTCTCATTTCATTTACCTCCCAATCAGTCTGAAGAATTCGTTTCTGGCTGAGGGATTAACCAGAAACACTCCACGCAGCGCACTCGTGGTCGTATTGGTTGTAATGTTCTTAATTCCCCTCATACACACGCATAAGTGGATCGCATCCACTACTACTATCACGCCCTTGGGTCTCAACTCTTTGCGGAGATAGTCGGCAATCTGAGCCGTCATCCGCTCCTGTAGTTGTGGTCTCCTGGCATACCAATCCACTACCCTGGGTATCTTGGACAAGCCCACAATTCGTTCATGGGGCAGGTAGCCAACGTGTACTGTCCCAAAGAACGGAATCAGGTGATGCTCGCACATACTGTAGAATGTAATGTCCTTGATAATCACAAGGTCTTCCATTCCCTCATCATTGGGAAACATCGTGAAGGAGAATGGCTGCTTGTTTGGATCAAGGAAGAACTCATTATACATATCCACAATACGCTGGGGGGTGTTGTTGTGTGGACCCGTGGGCACCTGTACTCTCATGTTATGTAGCCACGTCTGCAGTACCATAGCGAGACAGTCTCTTCCTGCTACCTCAGTCTTCATCACGACAACTCCACATATGTGTCATCTGATTCCCACACTCGGACCAAAAGTCCGGCATCGGCCAGATAACCGTACATCTGGTCCCGAATGCGTCCAAGCAGGTACTCAGCAATGTTCTCTGCCGTGGGATTGGAAATGTAATCATTGAGTGTAGTATGATCCAATTCATCTACCACTCCCTTGATCACACCAAAGTCCTCGATCATTCCGCAGGCCTCTGATGGTATCTCACCGGTGTAGCGTATCTCCACCTCGACCGTCCAGGTGTGTCCATGCATCCGCTTACACTTACCTGTGTGGTGGGGCAGGGCGTGCGAGGCAGGAAACTTTCTTCGTACGTACAACGTCCAGTGTTTCATGTTACTTGACCTCCAGTATTTTGTGTAGTTGGAGACTCAATCTCCACTTCGGCTCATCAGTAGCGCAGAGAAACTCTACGATCTTTCTTGCGATGTCCAAGTCATTATCAACTGGCTGCAGACAAATGATTGTGTCTTCCAGGAGCACATTCCCCGAACAGAAGACATAGCTTTGCAGGTATTGGAATTCAGCATCACCAGTCACTATGACCTTGAGTTCATCAATATGTGGACCAGGGGGATGGTACGCTGGATGTATGCGATAATCTGGGGGCTTGGGACTAACAGTTATCCAATCAAACAGTCGCACAGGGGGAGGAGCCAGTGTCCCATTGGTCTCCAGGGCCCACGTATGTTTATGCTGGTCCAAACCATTGATTAGTATGCCCAATCCTGGTATTTGCAGTAGTGGCTCTCCACCTGTAACCACTGCCAGACTTGGAGCATACATGTTGATCCACCCCAGTGCCTCCTCTACTTGCATAAGAGTACCGCCCTTTGGGTCCAGGGCACCTTTGGTGTCGCACCATGGGCACTGTAGGTTACATCCCTGTAATCTCAGGAATACGGCAGGAACACCAGCATGTACGCCCTCACCTTGTATGCTCTGAAATATCTCATTCACATTCAACATCGAAGTTCACCTCCACTTCATATGGGGGATGGCGGATCACTACGTTTGGCAAGCCAAAGTGAGCGACCATCCACATCAGATCCAACTCCCAATGCCATTCACTACGTTTCCGGTACTCACGGAGTGCCAGACGAAGCACCTCTCTGGCCACCCCCTCACTCCACTTATTCACCTCGCATAGATGCTCCCTGAGTGGCTTAATATCACCACCCGAACTCCTCAGCGGGGAACGGCGCATGTGTGTGACATCATGGCAGATTCCGCACAGGCACTTTAGTCCTACCAGTTTCTGTATACGGTGTTTCTGTACCATAATGAAGTCCCACTCCTCATGGCACTCCACTTGTATTCCATATTGGCCACAATATTCGCACTGATAGTTAGCACGTCTGTAGCACCATTTCCTGATCATGTCCCACTGTGACTTGGACAGGAACGTACGTGCATTATGGCCTATACATGAGTTGGGCATGAGACATAGCTTAATCAATTACAAACCTCCCCTGCTTGAACGTCATGGGCAAGTCCAGTCCAGCTTCATGCGCTCTCTTGAGATCAATTCCATACGCCCATACCTTCCCTCGGCGCATTAGCCTAGTCTCGGGACTTACCGTATATTCATCCATCAGCTCCATTAGCTGTATCTTAATGGCCTTTCTGGAGAGGGTGGGTCTCCTCTGCATTGACTTCTGGTGGGCATAGAATTCAAAGGCAGGTGCCAGCTGGAACCAGAGTATGCCAGCATCCAGTTCCCAAGGAAACGCCTTACTATTCTTGGCTGCAGCATTGGATATCAATTCCACAAAGAAGTCCGCCTCAGTGGGTGCTCTTCCAAGTTTCACTGAATAGACATTATCCAGTGAAGACTGGAGTACCGTAGGGCCATCCATAGGCTCGCATGGTACTCCATTACTCTCCATGAACTGGCTGAATGATGAGACCCCAAACCATGCTACAGTCAGGTTCCGCCGTATCCGGTCAGGTAGTTGGTCCTCAAACACGTCCCAGACATCCTGCTCTGCCTTGTCCAGTAGCAGGGGAACATCAATATTGAGAGTGTACATGTAGTATGGACCAGCAAAGTCACGGAGGTCACCCAATTCCTGTAATGTGTTAAATGCGTTCCAGGATACTGATCCCTCAGCTATGGTCGCCGGAACTAGCCGGACTGCAAGCACTCGTTCAATGGAGGCTGGATCTTCAACCATGTCCTCACCGTCAACACTGAATGGAGCCATGAGTGGGTAGTCTACAGTAGTCTGATCAGCACGCCCCCTTGGGTCGCGACCAGTATCATATGCGAGTAGGATGTACCTAGTGAAGTTGGTCGTGCTTGCAATCCTGAACTCGCTAAATGCGACTGGAATGGCATTACTACTCCCAAGTAGTGCGAGAGTAACGAACCTCGTCGTATTGGCGTCATAGCTACGTTCCTCGGCGTAGCCAAGTAGTGGGTGGAACACCCTCAGGATCAGAGTGGTCTTACCACTGCCCCTAGTACCAAAGACATTCAGGATGGGAAACCTGTATCCATACTTCTCAAGTTCAGTCTTCAATGGCGCAGCCATGAACCATCCAATGAGTGGCCAGATAACATCGGAGGTATTGAGCTGGGGCAGCATCCGTGCCAACTGCTGCAGGAATCCCACATCAGTCTCAAAGTTGGTCATTGACATGACTGGTCCCCCACGTCCAGGGTCTACATAGACAACAGGACCATCCGATGCCTTCCATACGTTCCCTGCCGAGGACATTACACAGTCATTGGTCACCATGTATGAGAGATCATCCAAGTCATACCTGCCAATGGCCGATACTGCTCTGGCCCTGGGAGTTCCCTCAGCAATGAGCTGATTCATTAGGTACTCACGCAAGGTTCGTACATCCGCATCTGTACCAAGCCACGTCCACAGACCCTTATTCATGCACTTGGTAAATGCTCTACTGTTAGTGAATACATGCATGGGCAAGGGCAGTCCGTTCCATACCTGCTCTGTGCCTGCGGCTCTGACATCGCACAGGAACACGTCCTCCTTATCATCACCCTGTTCCAGTAGCATAGTTGGAGTAAGCACAAAGGTGGATACTCTACGGCGTCCTCCTCGCCCTGAGTGGACGTAGTATCCATCCTGATCTTCCTCCACATCGCGCTTGGCTTGCCCTGTGCGGTTAGCCGTTTTATGGGCGCTCTCTATGGTATGCTCCAAGTATCTCTGGTCTGTACGCGGGTCTCTACACTTGTCTCCACATTCATGGCATTCAAATATGAGATGGATATGAGCATCCTCCATGCCCGCAGTCAGTAAGGCCCTTACAATGCTCATGTCCCTCTCACTGCGAGACGGATACCCTCGCTGGTCACCTGTCAGTATGCGCCGAGTAGTCTTCTCATCCAACCTGGTGGCTGCGTACAAACTACGAAGGGAATATACTCGATTCACATGTATCTCAGACAGTTTACATAAGACAGGATTCTTCTCATCCTTGGCATTGATGGTACCAGGAATGCGTAGGATGCGATCAGCATTGTGGCAGGAATCCGACCCCATTGACTGTGCCAGTCTGTTATTCACATTCTCCAAATGTCCAGCATTAGAGCAAGACTGATTCAACCTCCAATAGTAATGCCATCCATGTCCAGACCATACCACCGCAGTGGGTGGCATTACAGACGGCGGCTGCATTAGACTGTCGTGGTCTATCCAACAGACGTTGGAGCATAGATAGTTGGCCTTGCCCAATGCATTTGGCTCCTTGCGCACAGCTGGACCAAAGTATGCCTCAGGTACCTTCTGTGGGATGTTATCCGATATCTCCGACACAGGAATCCACCTACAGTGCGGCTTATGTACTCCCCCAACTCTCAATTCTACGTACCCATCCGTCTCAGACTTGAAGCATACGTCGAATATATTCATCGATGTCCTTGATGGGGGAGGGATGGCAGGGACACCCCTCCCCATTGAACCTATGGATAGTCTACCGGAACAGGCCCTTCTTGGGAGCGGCTGGCGTCTTTGCGGCTGCCTTGGCGAGTCCCTCAACACCACCTTCTGCGGTGACCTTCTCGACCAGCTGCTCAGTGGCCGGTGCTGCCTTGGCGCCCTCAGCGAACAGGCCCTCAAGCTCGGACTGCGCGAACTGTAGCGGGCGGAAGGTGGAGATGTTGTTCCGTACCGTACCATCACCCCCATCCTCTTCACGCCACACTCGCTGAGTGACCCTGACAGTGCAGGCCGTACCGACGAGCGTCTCGGTGCTAATGCTGACTTGACCCTCAGCCTCACCCAGAAGCGCCTCGAACGCCTGCTTTGTCTTCCAGCGTCCATCACCTTCGAGTACCAGGTCACAAATGAGATTGCGACCTTCATGCTCGCCGTCAGTCACTTTGAGTATCAGGGTGACCTTGGCGTTTCCTGCCTGGGACTTGCCGATGCGAGCATCCGAGACTTCCACATTGTACCAATCAATAGGTAGTGGCTCGAATGTCTTAACATCAGAGAAGTCTACGACCAGCTCTGGCATTGTATGCCTCCTTATTGTGATTGTGTAGCTTGGTTTTGGTCCGACTGTTCCCAGTTCCCTGCTACTGGGAGCAAATGACTTTCATCATATCATCAACAGTCGGTACTGCCATCCTCAGCGGCGGGTCAATCACGCCCTGCCATTTTGCTATGTAGTCACGACCACCCTGAAGATATAGGATGTTGAAGGGTATGTCCCTACTGGCCTGTGCGGCTGCTTGCTCCACCATACGTTGCTCCTTGACAGGTACGGTTGAGGTACACATCAGCCTGCCTACAATCTCAGCATGTGAGGGAACCTCCAGCTGTGACTGGCCCCATAGGAAGGGCGCAAACATGACTAGGCCCAAAGCCTCAATGTTGTCCCTCCTGGCCAGTGCAGTCATGATGACGGGTATGGGTAGTTGGAAGAACAGGTCAGTGAAATTGGTTACCTGTGCCAGTGTACGCCCCCACTGTTGGATCTTTGTCTGCGGGGGTATATCACCTGGCAATGGAGTAGTGCCTACGATGCCACCCATCGCAATGCGTTGTACGTGAGTAATGGAGTCGATGCCCACTGATCCAAACTTGTCGGCGCCAACTGATTCCAGGTAATGGGCCACGAGGCTTGCGAGTGTACCACTCTGGTGGGCCAGCCACTCCATGTCCTGGCCATCCCTGAAGAACTCATAGATGACATTGAAATCCTTCATGTCCTCGATAGTCAGCACTAGTGGTTGTGGGTCAAAGCGGCGGAGACTGATAGACTGGCCACGTGCATCCAGAACCAAGAGTGGAAACGTCTCCTCACACTCCATGGCCGTTCCCATGAGCGTAGTCTTACCAGATCCACTGTCCCCATAGATCAGCATCCTCATACATGGTACTCGATCCAGACTTTCGACTTTCACTATACTACCTCCTTGTAATCATAATGACGATGGTTGTAAGAATGGCCAATCCGGTTACAACACATCGTACAGCCAACACTCTACGTTGATACCAATTCATCTCAGTGCCTCCATCACGCAGGCTCCCATGAGCAAGCCGATGAATAAGACCACTCCTAGCATCAGACACCCACCGCATGTCAAGCTACGCCGAGTGTCGCTGGCCACTAACATTCCTCTTGTGATTAGATAGTCAATCCCTTGAAACATTGTTTTACCTCCTTCATCTCAATGCCTCCACCATGTGGCAGCAAGCCAGAGCAATCGCAATAATCAATAGTGGGAATGCTACCATCACTATCGAGTCGAACAGGTCTGCATCAATCTTCGGAAACTTCATCCACCTTCTCCCAGCAGTATACATATGAACGATAGAATGGTCACAAGCAGGGCAATAAGAACAAGCGCATCCTTAGGTCTAATTGATGCAAACATTATGCCTCCTCATCAGGGGTTCCGCATCTCGTTATACAATTTAGGTCCATCGTAACCCATCAAGACCTCGTCGTACCTGACTTTTGCACTCTTACACATAGCTTTGAGTGCCTTCCTGCGGTTCTCGCCTCCCCAACCTGACTTCCTGAGTTCCTGAAAACACTTTCTGACTGCCAGTGAGTGACTGAATGATATGAAGACCTCATTGAGTAATTGAATGTCACTACCTCCAGTATTCGTCCAGCGCCGGAAATAGTCCTTGAGAGCCTGGCGTTTGTCCCTCCTGTCTTGGACTGCCAGATTGGCAATACAGACTAGCACTGCCCCTGCAAGTCCTGAGGCCAAACTGATTGCTAACGTCTCCCATTCCATCTCATTCCTCCAGTGGCGTGGTCAGGTCTCGATCCCGATATGTGGCCCTACGTCATCCACCCACGCCATTCTGTTTCTACAGCATATCATTGCCTCCTTATGGCATTAAAGAACTCAGCCGTTGTTTCGTACATAGAAGGACAACCATGTCTATGGCTGTGTAGATCAACCATGCCGTAGCAAGAACTGCCTTCATATACATCTTGAATTGCCTGTACTCACAACCTAGAATTGAACCTGGGTAGTATAACATTGTCTTTTAGTCATACCGCCTTATCTCTGGGTATATCCAAGCCCAAAAGGTTTCTATAGTCTCAACCGCCCCACGCTCAAAAGAGAATGAGATTCTGAAGGGAGAAGTTTGACCTGGGAGCAGGTCTGGACTTGTTGGTTTGCTCCACTCATTACAACTAACTACCTGTCCCTCTACATTTTTACCCAGTCCCATAAGCCGCACATTTTGAACAGTGACAGATTCATTGTTTGTGACGGTTCCGGTGATTACGTAATAATCGTAGTAACCACCGTCGAAGAAACTGCCATGCAGTTCTGATACCTCCAGGTCAACCAAATCACCATAAGGGGTGAAGGGTGCATAGCTGACCTCTCCAAACTCAAGTGTGGTTCCTTCCCCTGGCCAGAAGGATAGATAATGGTTGAAACAAACGCTTCCTCCTGGTTCAATGTTCCCAATGTATACGGTATCAAAATATATTGGTTGGCCTCCCTCATCATATAGTGTTACAGAGAAGCTCACATATCGCATATATCTGGACTGTCCGTTATGCACCTCTGCCTTGAGCCACCTGTTGTAAATATCCGCGTTATCCACCCACACTTTACCAGGGTCCGGTGTAGGTGTGGGCTTGATGAGGCTGGGTGTGGGAGTCATCGTTGGGCCAGGAGTAGGAGGAGGCCGGTAGGTGGGTGTCGGAGTGGGTATCAGCTCGACGTGCGACTTCTGGACCGCAGGTGCGAATACCCAATGGTTGAAATCAGGTTCCTGTGCATTGACGATCATAACGCATAGCAAGGCCAACAGTGTCACTAATGCGAGCTTCTTCATGTCATTACCTCCTGTATCGTGCTATGATGGCTGCAGCTTCCTCTTCGGATCTAGCCGCAGCCAGTCGGGCTTGAAGCTCAGGATCGTTAATTGAGACTCCCTGAGCCACATACGATGCTACATCTCGTCGCCGGATTTGTGCGCGCATCCTGGCTAGACCAGCCAGTTGGAGCGCGCGTTGTGCCCTAGTTAAAGCCATTACTTATCTCCATACTTCGCTAGTTTATCACAGCAGCAATCAGCACAAGCTTCAATCAGATCAATGTCGAAGTGGTTGGCAAGGGTACAGAGCATGAGCTGTACGTCACCAAGTTCCTCCCTCAGGCGCACTCTCAGGTCAACCATCTGATGGGCGCGCTTATGGTCAGGATTGAGAATGCGCAGTAGGACATCCGCCACCTCAGCAAGTTCAGTGAAGGTGTATAACAGGGAATCCTTTACATCTGGATGCGGCCACTTACCCTCAAGTTTGCGTCTCATATTGGCCACGAAGTCTTGCATGTCATTCATTACTGTCCTCCTCAAAATGGAATCTGGGATGTATCTTTGGACAGAGGCATGTGGTAGTGATGTCCCTGTTCCTCTGTATCTGGTTCTATGATGGGCCACTCCACTTCCTCTCCCTTGGCCAGCTCAAGACCGCAGAATGGGCAGTACTTGATGGTGAGGAAGTCAGCACCTGCGTCCATCTGCCATGTACCAGTTACCTCACTGTAGAAGATCCATACCATCATCTTTTCTGAATCGTAGCACCCCTTATCACATACGTGCATTTTACTCATCCTTGTCACTAACATCCTCCCAATAGGTTCTTGGAGCGTACTCGGCGTCCAACAAGTCCAGGGCCTGTGCCTCCAGACCCATCTCAACCAGATCGCATGGATTCTTGAAAGAACAGTTCATGCAATTGAGCCAGGATGGATTCGCGTAGATGGGAGTGTTTGGATCCACCATCTGTAGTCCCTCGTGGTACACCGTAGTCATCGCACTGTCAAGCACTGACCTGGGCTTATGAAGTATGGCCTCCATAAAGAAGTCATTGCCCTGTGGTGTCCTGCGGCCATGCAGCTCACGGATCAGCTTCTTGTTCTGTCTGCATGAGTCCCTGAATACGTCCTCATCTCCATCACTCATGCCACGTAGGATGTGTAGTACAAACTCGAATGATGTCTTCTGCTTCTGCTTCTGGCTGAACTTGCCCTCTGCCTTGAGGGGCAGTAGACCATCTGGCTCTCGCTTACGTAGCATCCGGTAGACAATGCCCTTGATGTCCCTCTCATATAGCCAACTGGCTGCGTACATGTATGCGGGTCCCTGCAAGTCGCGGAATGTCCAGGACACGTTCTTCAATGTTCTGGCTGTCTTGAACTCCAAGACATAGATGTCTCCAGTCTCCTTGTCTTGGATCAGACCATCCATACGTCCTGACAACTGTATCCGGCCCGAGACCAGTTGACCCATCTTGTCCATGTAGCATCCACGTCTCAGTGCCTGAGTGTATCCACCTGCCCTCGCACAGGGCGAAATTGGAATGGGTACATCAAAGAACTGTTCCGTGCCAATCACCTCGAATCGCTCATCCCACTTTGGAGCCCATAGGGAGTAGTGCTTGAGTAGTTTGTAGGACATCTCATGGCAGGCATTGACACTCTCCCGTTCCTCCTCCCACATAGGTCCGACGTGTGCCTGAATAGCACCCGCCCTGTGCTTGGCGAATGCTTGCATATGCTCAATGCCAATGTCCATGTTCCCATCGTTCTTGTAGTAGTGATCCAGGCCAACATGGACTAGCTGTCCCGTGAATAGGGGACGTGGGATCATTGCATGCTGTAAGCCCATCCGCAGGGCGGAGGACCAGTTCCACTTACGTCGGCAACCTGTCGAGAATGTTTTCAGGTCGGTGATATGTATATCACGCATAGTCTGTTCCTCCTGGAATGGCTCCTATCATTGTTCTTGTCCAATTGTACTTGGCATCGCGGACCACCCACAGTTTATTGTAGATCGTCATTACGCCCATTGCAGCCTGTAGCAGTTTCAAGTCCTCATTGCCCCATAGCGTCTTTACACACTCCTCATAGAACTTTGGGTACACCAGTCTCCAGAATGGATCTGAGACGAATACCTGTACTATGTCCCTTCCTGTTACCAACTCCGATTCTTCCACTACTCACCATTCTCCTGTCTCAGATGTTCTATGAATCGTCTCAGTAGCTGCAACTGCTTGTACTGCTTTGTGAAGGCTTCCAGTATTACCTCGTTTGTAGTACCTTGACAATACGGGTAAATGACCTCCACTGGATGATCTGAGGTGATTCGGTGGATGCGCTGTCTGACCTGGTCCATCTGTATCGTGCTATGTAGCTGGTCGTAGCAAATCATGGAGTGAGCATTTTCAAAACTCAATCCGGTACCAATGGTGCCGATGGTGCCTACTAGGAACTGCTGATTGCCTCCTTTCCAGTCTTCAATGATCTCCATACGTGCCCCAACACTAAGGTCTCCTGTGATTGCATACCGACACCTTTTGTCAGACTTGAATATCTTGGCAATCTCATATGCTGAAGCCTTGAACCTGGTGGCGATAACAGTCTGATGTTTACACCCCTCAGCCCACTCCAGTAGCCATTGCAGCTTGGCACCCTTCATGCCCTTGACAAATGTCCAGGGATGGCTGAGCCACTGCTCCAGTCTGAGTAGCCGTACCAGAGTATTTGCAATCACCAACCTGGTGGGCCGTTCTCCAGGATCAGCAGGAAATGTGACCTCCACTGCTGCCTTACGCTTCAGTGTGCCATATAGCTTGGCCTGGTCTGGGGTCATCTCAAGAGGAACGAATGTATCTGTAATGGGTGGCAGATGGGCAGCTACTTGCTTCTTACTATGTCTGATACCATAGGCTGCCATTACCTTGCCAAGTAGTTCCACATTCTTGGCACCCCTGACCTCTCTATATTTCTGATCACCACGGCGTACATACTCATAGTTTACAAAGGTCTCATAGAAGCGCCAGTAACTACGTAGTCCATCTACGTATGGGGCAATCCATCTGAGCTGATGCCAGATATCAGCTACGTTATTACCGCAGGGGGTGGCTGTCAATGCTAGCCGATAGGCGTACCCTGGGGTGACGTCCATCACTGCCTTGGACCTTGCGGCCTTTCTGTTCTTGATGTAGTGGGCTTCATCGCAGATGACTGTCTTCCAGGGCACCCTGCGTAGGTTGTCTTGGTTGAGTCTGACTCCAGTGTAGTGGATGATCGTCCAGAATGGAATGGGGTTGTCGGGCAACTGTAGAACGTTACGACTACCAAACCGTCCTCCAGTACCTGCTATAGTGATAGATGACTTGGGATACATCTCCAGTATCTCCTGCTTCCACCACTGTTTCAACATGTTGGGACAGATCACCAATATAGGTCCACCCAGTCCCTTGGCGGCCACAATGGCAATTCTGGTCTTGCCAAGGCCAGGGTCATGCCACACTCCACCACCGCCATGCTCAACTAGGTAATTAACATCCCTGGCCTGAAACTCATAGAGTTTACTTACATGGTCATTTGACATGGAGTGTCCCCCAGTTCCTTGCGAATCTGATCATCCATGACCTGTAGTATCCTGGCACGCCTTGGGTCAGCCCACCTACATGTCTTACCCTCTGGTCCGATGAAGCACAGGCCCTCAAACTCACCAGTCTCTTCAGCAATACTTATGAAGAGGCTGCCAAACTCCTCTGCAGTGAGTTCGTTAATGGCATCCTTCACGTGTTGGGGCAGATTATCCGTATGGTCTGACATGGATTGTCTTCTCTGTACCGAATTTTATCTCTATGAAGGTCAGTAGATGTCTCAGGGCATCTTTCACGTGGACAGATCGGATGAGCGTATCCCAACATAGGGGGAGATAGGAGTCAATCCTACTGTTGGGCCATCTCTGCTTGGCCTGAGACGCCATCTGGTAGTTCAGTCCAAGGTTGTAGTGATAGAAGGCAATCCATTCAATCATCCCAATGATACGTGCAGTCAAGACACGGTCTCCAATATGACTTCGCACTCTATTGGGATAGATGATGTAGTCTTCGATTACAATCTCATCAACCTTGAATAGGCCAAGATGCTCTGAGAGGGTGGTCTTGTTACCCCACTGTCCCGTCTCCTCAATCTGTACATATATGGCGTCCCCAAATTCCTCTACAACAGCCTGAACAAATCCTGTGGTCTCACCTGGATCCAGAGCGAGAACTTTCACTGCACTTCTCCTAATTAGGAGTGAACTGGGCCCCTCTGCACTGACTACCTAGTTGGGCATACCCAGCTCACTCCTATACTGGCCTGGATGGTCTACTCTTCCAGGAAGGACAAATCTGCGGTCTCCTCCTCACCGAACTCACCCGCGGGGGTCATACCTTGGGCTGCCTTCTCAGCCAGCTTCTGCGGGAGAATCTCCTCAATCTGCAAGGCTCCCTGCATGACCGTGGTAGCACCAGCCAAACGACGGGCGATGTAGGCCACCAAGTCCTCGTGCTTGACCCGAGTGAACCCGTTCACCTTGTAGGCTTTGAGCGTCCCACGCCGGATGGCTCCATACACACTGGGGCCGCCAGTTTGGAGTAACACACAGACCTCGCGGACTGAGTACCACTCTTTGTATGCAACCGTCTGAGTCCAGACCTGTTCTTTCTTATCAAATGTCGCTGCTCGCATCTATATCACCTCCTTCCCTTGATAGGTTTACTTCCTCAACCTGTTGATGTTGTACCTTGTGTCTCGATGGTGTCTGTAATGTCTTCCTAACTGCCCTCTATTATAACACAGATGGGGTGTTTAGTCCATCCTTGGCAGGTTGGGTAGGAGCTTTATCAGCTACAGGCTTGGCTTTAGCCTTGGCCGTAGCCTTACCACTCCTATTATCCATACAGTTCTTACAAACGAGCTGCATGCCTGAGGGTGAACCCACCTCACACCCAAAGTGTTCCATCCTGGGTGCCCCTCCACATTCATCACAGAAGAATCCTGGGCTCCTGTAGACCATGCGAGGATTCCTTGGCGTGGCCCTACACACTGTGAATGGGCTCATCCTGAAGAATGTAATCCACTGTCCACCTGAGTAGACAGATACCGTACTGCCCCGGCGATGGCACAGTAGCCCTTTCGCCTTGGCCTTGAACAGTATCCTACCAAGGGATGGACTTCCCTTTACTCTGTCATACATATTACCTCCTCAATTACTTTGTCTCTGTTAACGCTTCCATCTGAGTGTACCAAGGCCAGCCAACAGCCAGGCAGTAGATCACAGTGCTCTGCAAACCTCATTAACAGGCTATATCCGTACTTGGCCTTAACAAATCTCAGTACAGCCTCCCTGGCCTTTAGCTCATCAGTGGGTGGCCCTTCAGGAGCTGCAATCTGGAGACGAAACTGCTTGCCAAGCCCATCGCACTGAATGGCCAGGTAGATATTACCATCGTCACTCACCTGGATCTCCAATTCATCAACTGGATGTCGTATCACACTCTTCCTCCTCGGTTCGATTCGCACAGGCCGCTAACCACAAGATGTGGACCTCTTGAGCCCATAGTACTGCGGAGTAGGTAGGCAAAAACATAAGGAGCACGCCCACCAGCATTCCCACTATGAAGGCTTTGTCGGGTGTCATCTACAGAACCTCTTCAGCCTATCCTCAATGACGTGCTCTTCAAGGACCAGCTGTGCGTGGCCTATGATGATTGTGAGTATACCAACTGTGAGTAGTAGCATAGCGATGGTGTACATGTTTACCTCCTGATCAGTTGCTGCGGGTCCAGCCCAGGTTTATCCACCTTGGGCTTTGGCATTTGCCTTCTCCCTCATAAGTTGTGTCCAAGTAAAGATGGCCTGTGCGTACTCCTCGGCCTCTTGGACTGGAATAGCTGTGCCCTTCTTGGTGGGTACGAAGTAGTCCGCGTCATCTGGCTTCCAGAACTTACGTGTGTGAAGGAGCCAGTCTCCCCGGAACTCACTGACGTACACAACCACTGGTCCATAGTCTTCATTGAAGACTCCGATGATGTTATCCTCAGTGACCTTGTCGAGCTTGAGTTTGTAGCCTTGAATCTCGATCACCATATCCTCCTACTTGGGCACTCTGCGTCTGCCCTTACAAACAGGGCAGTACACCACTATGCCATTCCTATTGGTGACCACTCCCATCCCAAAACAGTCTGGGCAGGGCTTGGTTGGCTGCGCCGGTGGGCGCTGTGGCTTGCGTGGGCCATACCTTCGGCCTCTGGCTTGCCTACTCATACTATCCTCCTTGTTAGTCTGTCCACGTGAATTTGTACCCACGTGGTGAGTGGATCCAGATGAATCCCTGCTGGTCCACTAGACTCTGACCGCTGTCCAGCACGCCCTGGCATTCCGAACAGATATGGAATGATGATCCAGAAGTGGAGAACTGGACCTGGTGGCTAGGCACTGGATGCCCACAGAAATCACAAGGCATCTCAGGCACAGGCCGTCCAAGCAACTCATCCTTGAGTATGGTCAACTGGTCAATCAGGCTGATGTTCATTTCACGTCCCCACTATGGTGCGGGCCAATGCTGACGTTTCGGCTGACCGGAGTCCACGGCGTGCCTGGCGTCTCTTCAACGTCCTCTTACTGGGGCCGAAGTATGGGTGTGTACCCTGAAGCTCATTGCCATTGTGTCTGGGGTTAGGGTTACGCGGTGCGAGGCCGGTGAACCAGCAGTTGCGCGGGAGCCTGGTGTGGTCGGAAGGGCCTGGCCAGCGCCAGTTCCACGCTTTGTTCTCCTGCAGATACTCTACGGTGGCCTGGAGCCTCTGCTCCTGACGGGCCTTGTCCTTACGTGCTTTTGCATTGTTCTGTTGTCTATTGGTCTTCATCTGTCTGTTCCCCCTATTCTCTACATCTATGAGATGCAGCGCAAACCAGACAAAACGTACCATAACACTCCTTGCAGAGCTTTACTGGCTTGCCGCTAACATCTTTCTGGCACTGGGAGCATAACTTCCCTTGTGCTCCGATTCCGTCTCTGAGTCCCTTGGTCATCAGTCTGTCTCCTTGTATTTGTCTGCGAGATACTTGAGTCGCCGTCTCTCTTGTGCCTCCACTTTCGCTACACGCCTGGCTTGGCATGTCTCCAGGAGCTGTTGTGCTCCTGGGGCCTCAGCAGCGACTGCGGCTTCAAGTGTGTCCTGACCCTCCAGGTCGGCAAGATCAGCAGTGGGGCCTTCATCGTAGTAACCTTCTTTGCCAACTATCACTGCAAACTCGTCCTCCAGGAGGAGAACGACCCCACCTGAGTGGTAGTAGGTTCCAGTGATGGTCTTCCCAACCAAATCCTCCCACTTGGTAATCATAGTCTATGTCTCCTATGCTGATACTGGGACTGAGGCTGTCCAGGATGAACTTACCGGAAAGCCATTGGTTCTCGACCAAAACTCAGTGAATAGGCCCAGCAAGCTGGGGTTTCTTGCGAATGCCACTTTGGCTCTACAGCCCTGGCAGCCTCCTGCTCGTATGGCCATATGCTTGGCTGCGAGCGATGAGTAGGTGATTATCACCTCACACTTGGGGCATTTCCAGTCATACATCTGTCTCCTCCCATACCACGTCTACGTAGTACCCTCTGCGTATCCGTGCCTCCTCATCTTGTACTGAGCGTTTCCAAGAGCCAGCAGCCCCTGGGGCGATGGGCTCATCTGCTAGTGACCCCTGTCGAAGGTGATGACGATATTCCTTGGTATCGAAGATACTGACAACGTACTCACTGTCATCATTTACCATCATCCTCCGGCCACCTGCCTGCCACTGCCCAAGAAGGGCACGCCGGCCTGGACGATACAGCTGTCTCTCGATCTCAGTGTCGGCCTCTTGGACTGACTCTGCGTGGACAGAGAGGATACGACTTCTGCCCTTACCGAATGTTGCTGTGTACTTGTCCATCTGTGCCTCCCTTTCCCTTGTGGGAAGGTCTGATCGGAGTAGCCAGTCGAGCGCACTCCACTCGTACTTGTACCGCCTGTTGTCCATCTTACTATCTCCTGGTCCTCACTGCCTGTCTGTGCTTGGCGGCAGCGATGACTCCTGCTGTTATCGGTAAGCATAGGCGTCGCGCAGGGCAGTAGCTGCAAACACCGAATGGTTTGGGTGGCTTGAAGCCTAGAGTACAGGCTGTCACAGCCCTCAATGCCCTATGTAGTGGGTACTCACCTTCCTTGAAGTCCCAAAATGTCTTGTCCATCTCACTCACCTCTGGATCTGTTGTGGCGTCGGGCCAGCTTTGCAGCCTTCCTGCTCTGGCGACGCTTTTTGGGGTGGACCTTCTTGCGAGTGTATGGACGATGTACTGAATCGTAGGACTTATGTGAAAGGTCACCCAGTCGGACCATCTCCTCAAATACTGTCCTCGTCGCTGCTTCTACTTTCGCTTTCTGCACCTATACCACCTCCTGGTTGGCCTGTCTTATTCAATGCCAGGTGGCCAATCCTGGTCAGACACCAGGCCCTCCTGTACCTGGTGTTTCGACTGGCTACTCTGTCTTCTCATAGTTGGTGATCACTACTCCAAAGCAGGACCAGCAGTCCCACTTGGGCGGATACTTGCTGGTGATTTTGAAGCTGTAGTGGAGTGTACTGGCTACTGCCTCCTCACCATAGAGTGCTGTGATAGTACGCTTGGCCTCTTCCTCATTGGTAATGAAGCCAAATGATCCAAGTTCGCAGACACGAAACTCTGCTTCCGTAATGGTGGCTCCCTCATACTGGGCCACCCCTTCTGCGATGACCTTGGTGGTCACCACCTCGTATGTATACATCTGAACCTCCTCAAATCGCACAGGGCGATTATTATGTGGCCTTGGCCTCGTTGGGTATCTGGTGAGGCCAAAGCTGTGTTTTAAGCCTGTCCATAGGCTGCCTGGTGCCATATGAAGCCAGGGATGGCGCCATGGGCTTCGACTTCCCCGTAACCACGTCTTGCGGCTCCATTCACTACACTGGCCAGGTGCTTGTACTGCTGATCAGTAAGGCACCCATAGGTGGAGTGAATCTTCAGGCTATCCACCTTGGTGGTGTAGATCATACAGTCTACGGTATCAGAGCCTGAAATACAGAAGACACTAATCCGATGTACCCTCTTGCCTGGTCCTACTGTCTGTTGCTGTTCTGGCATCTATATCACCTCCTTTCATCTGATGTCTATGTGCTAGCCCTACTTTACCACATAATGGAAGTGCCAGGTGGTTGGGGTGACTGTATCCTGTGTCCAGTCATCCAGCTCGTAATCCCCATCCAGTGCATTCTCCTCCATCCATTGGGTGGCGGTGGCCTCTGCCTCTGCCAAGGTTTCAGCGTGCTCTACTACAACTGTGAGGAGAGGAAACCTGTGGGATGCCACTCTGGGGTCCTCTTGATTGGTCGCCATCTTATATCACCTCCTTCTCTGTAGGATGTCCAGGATTGGCTCCTGGTGGGAGCCTATCTCTGATGGGGTGGAGATAAGCTCTACCAGTCTCTAATCCATGTTAGGGTCTGCCTCCCAGATGGGTGTGTTGAATCTCTTCTGGAACTTAGTGCGGAGACTCTGGTAGTCTGGGTGCGCCTCGATGGCCTCTTCCACCTTGGCACCCAGGGATTCTATCCAGGGCATGTCCCCGATCCATAGGTCTGCCTGGAAGCTCTGGATGTCACCATGGTAGGCTTCTGGCAGCCCATCCTCTACTACAACATGGAGTTGCTGGATGATCCACTCTGCCCAGTCAGTAGGGCTATCGCTCTTGGATCCCTCATAGTGGAGTTGTGTGAGCCTGTGATCTATGTCTGGCTGATACTCTGTGAGTGTAGGTACTGTACCTTCCTGTGTCACTGTACTCTCCTTACCTTGTGTAGGGTCAGCTGGCTAGAACCTTCATCATTCCAGTGATGGCCTCTGCGAAGGGGTCATCCCAGCTGTGACGGTGGGGATTGGCCTGATTCCATTTCTTCGCCATTCCCTGCATCTCCTTTACTAGCTCAGTGGCACCAGTGGACTTCTTGATGTCCTCCAGGGCCTGGGCCAGTTCCCTGGCCTTTTGGTTCTGATCCTTCTGTGTCACTATACTTCTCCTTTCCTCTTTATGTATATGCTAGTGGCTCTACTTACTCCACCTGGCTACTACTGCCCCTACCTTCTGTAGTCTCTCCTCTGAGCCAGGCTCTGTACTATCTACTGCCTGGGAGACTTCTGCGAGGAAGGCGGCTGCTTCTTCTCCCCGTAGTCTCTGTTGGATAGAGATAATGGGTCTGAAGAGCTTCCTATCCTGCTGTCCCTGTCCCTGCTTACTTTCCTGTGTCACTGTACTACTCCTTTCTACTTATAGTGTATATGGACTTTATCTGTTAAGGTGGTAAAGGTACTACCCTAATTATACTACAGACAGAAAAATTAGTCCAGACTCTGTACTAGGCTTCCCACTTATTAGTAGGATGGGGTATGGGAAGGTACTGTAGGTAGTAGGTAGGGCTAGAAATTCCCTAAGTCCCTAGGTGACTACAGTATGGGTAGTGGGTGGTGGCTGTTCTGTCTGCTTCAATGTATTCTCAGCGTAGCGTTTCATCATCCTGGCCATTGTCTGAGTCATTGTGACGCCTCGTATCGCACATGCGATCTTGAAGGCTTTGTGGATGTGTGTGGGTACTTGGAAGAACATTGGCTTGGTGTCCATACAATCTAATCTCCTTTAGGTCTATTATACTCTAAAGGAAGTGGAGGGTCCATACTCTGTAGTCTAACTGGGAAGTCCTGTTAGGGAGTGTATGTGTATGAGATATAAGTAATGTCTTACTCTATTATTACCAGAAGTAAGAAGAAGAAGAAGAAGAAGAGAATGAGAGAGAGAGAGAGAGAAGAGAGAAATACCCCCCTCTATAGGTTTCTCTCCCTCCCTAGGGGGGGCATAGAATTGTAAGAATAGAGTAATGTTCACCTCTGGATGTAGCTGACATAGGAAGGGCCATTGGCCTGTGCGGTGTTGGGTGGAGGATGTGATGTGAGTGAACTGTGTTCATTCCTTTCCTACAGAGACAAGGCTTGTCTCCTGGGAATGTCTCTCTGATCCAAGATTCTGTACAAAGTTGTTAGGGAGCATCCTGCTGCACTGACAATCACACACACCTTGACACCATCAAGATACATCTTCTCGATGCGATCACCATTGAACTTGTTACCACGTGGACGTCTGAGTGGTGTATCACTGGAGTGGAGTACGTTGTACACAGTGCCCTGGGAGATATTGAATGTGGAGCACAGCTTGGCAATGGTCCACCCATCACCATATGCGGCCACTATCATAACGTTACGCTGTTGTCGCTGTTCTGCTAGGGCATCAGTCTGGATCCATCCATACACAGTAGGAACAGACACATTCAACTCATTGGCGATGTCTGGGATGGGGATACCATTCTCAGCCATCATCTGTGCTTCCTGTTTGTCATCCATCACCACATCCTCCTGTCTCTAATTATAGCATATAAGTTCTGTTTGGTCCAGACTCTGCGGACCAGACTTTGTCTGGACCTGGAGAGATGACATTTGCAGGTAGGGTACAGGAGGGGCCACTCTGTGGGTGATGTAGGTCCCATCCAGTAGTGGACTATACCCAGTAAGTGGGCCTCCAGATGGCAGGTAGTACCCAGTGTAGTAGGTAAAAAAAGAAGCCACCCTGGTGGGTGGCTCCTATAAACTATACCCCTATACTAGTTGGTTACTTGGTGTCCTTGGCCTTTTTCTTGTAAGAAAGGGCCAGATCAAACTCTATCCCTGCCGCCCTTAAGGCTTTCCGCGCCCTGACCGCATCCTCTAGGTCCATTTTGAGGATAAAGCGGCGCTTACCCGTTCTGACCTTACGGGACTGCAGGTAGTGGTCTACACTGACCTGGGCGATCATCCACTTCCAATACCCTTTATGCTCCTCTTTGACGGGCGGGATAGGGGAATCGAACTTACCCTGCCTGAGTAGCTGACGGGTATAGATGTCGTGGGCGAATCCTGCGTACTTGGTTACTGCTTTCAGATCCAGATAGATTACTTTCTGTTCCTGCACCTTATCTTTAGCCATTTTATTCTCCTTATAGGTTAGATAGGGTATAGGGGTATAGTCTATCTAGTTCTAGGGTGCTAGACCTTCCTATAGGTCTAGTCTATTCTATTATTAAGGTACTAGGTTAGAGGGGACTAGTTTAGGACTAGTTCTTAGTCTAGTCCTTAACCTTAGTTAAGGACTAGGTAAGGTCTATTCCTTTATAGACCTAGTAAGTTGGGGAGGATGTCCCCTAGTTCTGGGGCTGCCGCCCCGATTATACTTACTAGAATAGCTACTACTATTCCTACTAAGAGTAGGATAATAGCGTACTCTATAAGGCCCTGGCCGCTCTCTTTATTCATCTATCTCACCACCTTTCCTTATATATTAGGGATAGGTCTTCCTTCCTACCCTATCCTAAGTAACTCCTCTACTAGTTCCCCTAGGTCTTTAGTAGAAACTATCTCTAGAAAGGAAGGGTCTATAGGGGCTATCTCCCTTTCCTTTACTATAAATACTAGATAGGTTTCTAGCCTAGAACTATAGGCTATACTAACTAACTCTCCCTCCTCTAGTTCTAGGGCCTTAGCTAACTTCTTACTAGTAGGCATCTACTTTCTCCTATTCTATCTATATATTAGGGGAGGGTCTTTCCTTCCCCTATTCTAGCTTTACCTAGTATTATTAAAGTCCTATCCTTCTTAGTAGGTCTAGGTCTTTCTCTCTCTCTTTCCTTACCCTATCCTACTATCTATATTATATACCCTATAGGTAAATATTAGGTAAATATAACCTTATAAATTTATGAAAAATAAATCTTACCTATACCCCCTACCCTAGTAATAACTATTGCCAACTTTTCCTATCCTGTTGGCACACCTCCAACAACTAGGTGTGGGAAATCATGCTCTGCACTTCCACACTTTGTAAAGTCAGAGAAGTTCCTGGTGGATTTTACCAAGAAGATGTAGTATAATTATAGGGAGATGAAGAATACAGCCAGTCAACCCAATGGCTACCCAAGTAAGCATGGCCGACGCAGTCAATGCTGCCCTCAAGCCAAGACAGTCAGTCAGGCTCCAATACTATGCGTGGGTGATAGGCTGAGTCTCGTGATGAAGAACTACGTGATTGTCTGTGAGGTCTTGAATGTGAGACCAAGACCCAGCCACAACACCCAGGTGGAGATAGATGAGCTCAGACGCATCAAAAGAACTTGATATTGTGCCCATCGGCCCTGTGCAGCTAGTTACAGATCGGGACTTATGGGAGCGCCAGCCTGGTGAGTCTGATATGGCATGGGAAGCATTCGTTGTCTTCCGTGACTTGGATCCTGGGAAACGTACCATCAAACACACCTATGAGCTAGTCTCAGGACATACACTAGAGAGGGCGAGCACTCCCCATGGGGACAGAGTGGTTCCCTCAATGAACTTCGGCCGCTACTGTAATCAGTTCCACTGGCGAGAACGGGCATTCGCATATGATCGGTACATGGATGACAAGTACCGGAAGGAGTTGGAAGCAAGTCGCGTCAAGGCCAGAGTTGAGACTGCAGACCTAGGGCGTACGATGAGACGAAAGGCTGCAGAGGCCCTGGCCGAACTGAAGACCATTCTGTATACCAGGGGACCCAATGGCGAGATAACACTCAAGAGTGCACTGACCTCAAACCAGATTGTGAAGCTGGCTGAGGTTGGTGTGAGGCTGGAACGCCTGGCACTTGGTGAGGGGGATGGGGAAGGCTCACTGGTACTCATCGGCCAGCAGTACAATATAATCAGTGATGTGGAGTTAATCGACCGTGCACAACAGATTATCGCGGCAAGACAGGGAGGCGCTGCTGAGGTTAGTAGACTCCGATCCGGTAACGTGGATGGAGACACACTTCTACCTGGCGGATCCACGTGATCCGCTGACCGGCGATCTACTACCAGCAGGGCCAATCATACTTGCGGAGCATCAGAAACAGATAATCCGTGCTGCAGTTGAACGAGATGCCAAGGGCTTGTTCAAGTGGGTTACGGTGTTGTACTCTGCGCCCAAGAAGAGTGGCAAGACGCGAGTGGCTGCAGGAATGGCTGCCTGGTATGCTGCCACGGCAGGTTCATTCAATGAGATTTACTGTATTGCTAACGATGGCAAGCAGTCATCTGACAGAATCCTATCAGCAATTAAGCAGTCCGTCAAATTGTCACGCGCAGTTGGAGGGCTGATGGGAACATGGTACGTTACCAAGCCCAAGATTACATTACCCAATGAGACCCTGATCGAGGCTATTCCATGTGATCCAACTGGGCAGGCTGGGGCGAATCCAGGCTTAACAGTTTGGTCTGAGATGTGGGGCTATCGCCATGAGCATAAGGAACGGCTATTCACTGAGATGACTGTACCACCCACCAGATGGGGCCATGCGATGCGGTGGGTTGAAAGTTATGCGGGATATAGTAATGAGAGCATAACGCTTGAGAACCTTTACAAGATTGGCACAGAGAAGTCTCACAAGCATCCTCTGTTCTTCTATTCTGACCTGCCTGTGCGAGTCAATGTTCCAGCAAAGCTGTTTTGCTACTGGGACCACGAACCACGGATGGCGTGGCAGACACCCGAATACTATACCCAGGAGCGCGCCATTCTCCGTACCACAGAGTTTGACCGTATCCATCGTAACATGTGGATTGGAGCAGTTGAGAAAGCAATACAGATCGAGTGGTGGGATGCCTGCGAGGACGTCGTTAGGGATGGCGTGGAACTACCTCCATTGGATAACCGTACCCCAGTCGTGGTTGGGCTGGATGCTTCCGTAAGTCACGATAGTTGTGCAGCTGTCGCTATTTCACGCCATCCCGCGAATCCCAGAGAGACAGCCATTCGTGCCTACAAGGCCTGGGAGCCACCTGTGGGTGGTAAGATTGATCTCACTGAGACCATGGAGAAGTGGATCCGAAACATCACCATGGAGTGGAACGTTGTCGAGTACGCCTATGATGAGTACCAGCTCCATAAGTTATGTACTGATCTGACCAGGAATCTTGGGAGACGATTCAGGGCATTCAGTCAAGGACAGGAACGTGCTGTTGCGGATAAGCAATTATATGAGATGATCCTACAGAAACAGATATCACATATTGGCGGGGCCTTGATCCGAAAGCATGTAGACCATGCCAGTGCTACACAGGATGGTAAGAACTTGCGATTTATCAAGCCTGATCGTAAGCAGGGCCATGGCATCACTCTACATCCAATTGACTTACTGGTTGCAAGCTCAATGGCAAACAAAGAATGTCTGAGGTTGAATCTTGGCTAGCACAGTTCAGAAGTGGGTCCAGAAGGACAGAGCAGCCCAGGCTGATGATGCCTCGTTTTCAGATTGGGCCCAGGCATTCGTCATGTCTGTTGGTGCTACCATATATGAAGCCCCACCGTACTGGAGTCCAAGACGTGATGAGTGGCTGTGGAAGTTCTGGCATCGTACAGGGAATGATATACTGGCTGGAGCATTATCCACGATGGTGGCCAAGGTGGTTGCGGCCAGTTGGTACATTGAAGGACCATTAACAATTGCTACTGCGTATCGTAACGCTCTTTTACATGGATCAAACTTTGGCGATGGATGGGATAGGATGATCCCACCCTGGGTCATGGCTTACCTGTCACGTGACTCAGGTGGCCTGTGCGAGAGGCATCGGACATCGGCGACTGACCAGGATGGGCCTGCTCTGGGATTTGCGCACTTGGATGAATCGAAGTGTAGGAATCGGAAGGATCCAGAGTATCCAGTCCGATACAATGATGGTGATATATGGAGGAAGCTCCATCGCTCACATGTCATGAAGATCGTTGACCTGCCAGACGGACGCGAGAACTACTATGGAATTGGGTTCTGCTCAGTGAGTCGAGCAATCTCAACTGCATTGATACTGATGGACATCGTTCGATACAAGCGAGAACGATTGAGTGATCTACCTCCGGCTGCATTGCTGATCCTGAGTAACCTCACCGATCAGCAGTGGCTGGATATCATGAAGAAGTACGATGCCAGGCAGCGTAACGAGGGCAATACTACCTGGCGTGATATCTTAGTGGTATGTGGTATTGATCCTGCCTACAAGACGGAAGCAGATATGTTTGAGTTCTCAAGCCTGCCCGAGCATTATGATGAGAGAACATGTGTAGAGATTGCAGTGTACTCATTTGCTCTGGCACTTCGGATGGCCCCACGGGAGATTTGGCCTGTTACAGGTGGACCCCTGGGCACTGCAACTGAGGCGGAGATCCAGTACAGAAAGGCCAAGGCAAAGGGTGAGGGCATCATCTTTGCGATGATTGAACGGCAATTGAATAGTCCACTCAGTCTACCCCAGAGCATCAGATTCAGATTCGACTTTCGGGATGATGAAGATGATATGCAGAAGGCGGAGATTGATAACCAGAAATTGAAGAACATTCGCCTAATGTGGGAGTCATCGCCAAACCGTGGAGAACCAGACGGAATCATCACAACAGAGGAGGCAAGAAGGTGGGCTGCTCTGGAACGTATTGTACCACCTGGTATCATGAAGGGTGTCGAGTTGGATGAGGCAAAACTGTACGACATACGTATGTGGGGGCCTTGGGTGCGCGTGTATCGAGACGGATCAATCCTGAGGATGTAGCGATGCCAGTACACATGAGATACTTCCGTACACGTGGTCTCTACGCTAATGTGAGAGCGTTTCGTCGCGTGATTGAGTTGGAGTACAGGAATCACATTGGGCCTGGGCTTGCACAGGCAAATGCTGAGGTTGTCTCAAAGTGGAAGAAGAAGCCTGACTTTGAAGTGGAGCATCAGGTGACCAAGAGGGGCATTCAGGTTGACGTGACTCCAACTGGCCCGGTCGCCAAGCTTTGGTGGTGGCATGTGAGGGGCGTCGAGGGACGCACCATTCGCCCCAGGATTCATAGACAGCCGCCAAACCGGATGCTGTCCAGGAAACGCAGACGTACTGCATCGAGAGCGACACTGAGGTTTATGGGACGTGAGGGGAGATGGGTGTATCGCAGGAAGGTGTTCTGGAAGGGCATCAGACCCAAGCCATATCCTCAAATGGCTATGAAAGCCTACAGACCGACATTCCTTCGCCGTAATGAGAATGCACTCAGACGTGCTGTACGGGCAGCGCAGAAGGAGGGAACATGAGAGTTGTAGTACCGACTTGTGATGCTCATGCATATGTGGTTCCAATCTTTCTCAAGTATTGGTATCGGGCATGGCCTGACTTCCCAGGCCCAATAACTGTTATCTCGAACACATTTGTTCCCCCTGTGCGGAACGAAGTTGGATGTGTGTTGGTTGGTCCAGATGAGGGCTGGAGTGCGACCATGTTAAGCTGCGTTGAGGAATTGGAGGACAATGAACCGTTCATGCTCATGTTGGAGGATTACATTGTAACTGAGATTAATCACGAGTTACTGAGTGTTGCAATGGGTACTATGGAGGTCAGTACGGTGGGAATGGTTCGGTTGGTGCCCATTCCTGGTCCCACGATTGAGATCGAGAGTGTGGACACCATTGGAATTATTGATAAGGCTGAGCCGTATGCGATATCATTGCAGGCTGCAATCTGGAGACCACAGGTCCTACGTGATCTGTTACGTGCAGATGAGAATGCGTGGCAGTTTGAAACACAAGGCTCCCGTAGGGCCGCTACGTACCACAGCTATGAATTCGTGGGAACGTATGACCACGCGATGAGGTACCAGAACTATCTGGCACGTGGGAGTCCCCGCGAGGAGGCAGTCAAGTGGGTGGAGGATCATCCATAGGAGGAACTGAAATGCCTTGGACAGTAAAGGATGTTGACAAACATAAAAAGGGCTTGTCATCCAAGCAGAAACGTCAGTGGGTGGCAACAGCCAACTCTGCTCTGTCACGCTGCAAGGCTGGTAAGGCCAAGCCAAAGGGTGGGGCAAGTTGTGATGCCTATGCCATCAAGGTGGCGAACAGTGCAGTCGCTAGCAAACGCGATTGGTCATTTGATGAGCGAGGGCGACTGATTCGGCTGGAGTTTTCAGCCAAGTTCAACACGTCGGGTGGACCGTATGCGTACGCGGACATGATATTCGATGACTACCTGGTTACTACAGTCGGCGGTCATATGTACAAGGTTGGGTACACATTCTCCGATGGCACAGTCACTTTCGAGGAGCGCATGAATTGGGTGGAAGTTGAGCATGACTTCAAAGAGGTCGTCAGACGTGCGGTCACTACGCCGATTCGTGCCGTAGAGGGTAAGGACAACCGCTATCGTGCTTATGC